AGAAAGCATTAATGCAATTGTAGCTTAGCAAAGGAATACGGGTTTCTGGTACTCTTCCTACGAGAATTTTGTAGTCGGATAGAGAAGATACCGGGACCGGTTTGTTGAACGGGAAGCGTGTGGTTGGAACGTTTTCCTCTGTTTCCACCAACAAATAGGTAGTGTTAAAGGGGGCTATTCCTGCTGAAGCTACGTTACCAACACGTTCGTTGATATATGTACCTGGGGCACCAGGGACTATTCCGGTGCCGAATGAAAAAGTTGCCATTTTTGTTATGTTCCTCCTTTTCCTTACCTCTGTGCCGGCGAGGATAAGTCCGGCGGTGGTGCCCGTGGGCCAGAAGTTTAGGGTGTATACCCCTGTATTTTACCCTACAAGTCCTGTTACAACTTCCGAGCTATCCGTTGACCAGCCGTTCAACCTGCTCACTTCCCTGAGACTTGAGCGGCTGTATGAGGATAGAGACAGGTAGTATTCTTCCTCACTAAGGAATGGGTAAAAGTCTAGAACTTCTTGCCCCGAACTTCTACCGAAAACAGGGGACTGTTGCGATGAACCAGCCCCTGAGATTGTAGTTCCTCCAACTAGAACTGTTCCAGAGGGAGGTAGTTCAACTACCGACCATCTGGGATTGTTGTCTAATACTTGGCGATAAGAAAGAGAATCTGAGTAAAACCCATACCCTAACTTCCTCCAAGTCATTCCAGGTTGGAAGACTAGAGTGTTCACGATTTAGCTTGTCTAAGTGCACGAGCCATCAGAGCAGCTCCGGCTTCGGTGCCTCTGGATAGCGAAAATCCTGCTTGTTCCGCAATTTCTTTTACCTCTTTCTGAAGTTGGGCGGAAGGCACAAAGGGATCTACCTCTTCGGAAGATCGTTTCGAGAGTTTTTCCTGGATTGATGCTTCGATGGCTTCTTTGCTCTGCTTTTCTTTCAGCGGAGTAGTGGCCGAAGTTGTAAGTTCTACGGCCGCCGGTTCAGACCCGGCAGGTCCTTCTACCGGGTCTATAAGTACTGGGTCAGCAGAAAGACTTTCATCGACCTTAGAAGTTTCGCTCGGGGTTTCAACCCAAGCCTCGTTCACGTTTGGTGTTGACGGGTTGTCACCGACAAATTGACCTTGTTCGTCTTTAGCGCGAGATTTTGTCATAGTTAGTTAAGAATGTGTTTCCAGGCAATGCCTGAGAGTTTTTTAAGAGATGTATCAGGTACACCCATCCATGGCCTTGCAGCCATTTTTTTAGTGCCGAATTGATGGTAAGGACCAACGCTGGTTGTTAAAACCTCAAAACGGTCATTCTTTAGACTCGTTCGAACTTTTGCAGTGTCTTGCATTTTTCCTGTTGCCCTTAAGATTGGCTGCTCACCGTACCTTTTCTTCTTCCACGCTCTGTACTGGTTTGTAAGAGGTTTCCAGGGTCGTCCGTTCGGTTGTGTTTGGTTTCTCCAAAAGGGCTTGTTTTCGTTCAGAAGTATAGGAGCCCATTCTAACTTTGTAGGCTCCCACCAGTTGAGGTTGAATAGCTTTACCCCAAAGTTCGTCTTAGTACTTAACGTGAACATTAGCGTCTCCTGCCCTTTGAGTTTTTAATGGCGTCTTGCTGTTCTTCCGCCACTTTTTGGTTGATCTCAATCATGCGCTTTATTCGCGTCATGGGTTGAACTTCCAGCCAGTCTATACCCCCGTCCCACCGTTGTTTGTTTAAATGAAAAGCAATTTCCATCCAACTTTCGGGGGTTAGGATGCTTTCGTCTAGTATATTATTTGATACCCACACAGTAAAGGTTTTAAAGTCCCTTGCGGGCATGAATTCTAAACTTTCAGGGTTAGAAATAAGTCTTGATATTAGCTTGAGAGCACCTTCCCCCTTGTCCTGTAAAATTCTAGCAAATAAAAAGTCTTTCGGGGAGATATCTCGTATGTGAACTGGCTTGTTAGAATCTACAATCACCCGGAAGGAAAAGTCTTCGAGTTCCTCTATCTCTATTTTGGGTTTTTATCTTCCTCCTCCTCGCCACCATTAGCTTTCTTTACAAGTTCAGACACGACTTTTAAATCTCGGGCACCCATGTCGGCTACTTCATCGAAAGTTACCTTCACGGGTCCTACATTCAGCCTCTCGACTAGGTAAAAACTCTGACGAGTTTCTCCATACTTAGCCAGATCTTCTTCCATGTAGATAAGGTCGCGACCGGTCATTTCACGGATTGTAATTTCTCTTCCGTCTGACAAAGTTGCACTGAAAGTCTGAAGATTGGAGATAGACTTTGGTTCTAAAGGTTGGTTGGGTTCGGTTGTTACTGAGCGCATGGTTTGTGTAGTATCAATGCTGCTCTAGTTTTACCCTACTTTCGATCAAGTCGGCCTCAAGAGAAAAGTCCCCCTGTCCAGCTGGAAGGGAGACGAATAGACTATTGGCAATTTTCCAACTCAACTCAGCACTTTCTCTGTCCCCCAACTCTATTCTATCGTGAACATCTTCAATCCAACTTTTTATGACTTCTTTTCTAAAGTCAGGGTCAAGGGGCAGCGGGAAGGGCATCTTTTTTCCGTTTTAACTTGTGGGGTTTCTGCTTCATGAGAACATTTCAACTGCACTCATAACTATGTTCGGGGTCATATCAGAAATTGTTTCTTCGTTAAAGGAGATAGACTTTTCGCCTATGCCTACAATGAATTGTCTGGTCATACTAGACCAATAAGTACGAACGGAGTTCTCTCCTTTATCAGCAATTAGAGCTGTCACCGCTTTTCTAAGGACTTGGATGGACAAATAAGTTCCAAGTTTAGTATCAGAATACAATTTTAGGTAGAGACTGATTTTGTATGGAAACACGGTCGGGTCTTGGTAGTCTTCCTCCGGAAATTTCCATTTTCCACCTTCTTCCTTAAATATAAGTCTGTTGACGGATGTACCCAGATGGAACCTTCCGTAAATTTCCCTGAGGGAGGGTGATTAAAATTTCTCTTTTCTTCACCACTCTTAGAGTTAACCTTACTTTCTACACTTTCTACAAAGTGACTACGTTTGGAAATGTTCGGAATAATGCCTGTATTAGAGTATTTCTCTAGATCCGAAATTGAAGTATTTGGATCATTTAACCACTCTAGAAAATTGTCGCAGTCTTTCAGAAATTCTGCAGGGTTCAGAGGGTCAAGAGAAGATGAAACTTCTTTAGGAGGGAGGTTACCATAGGGGTTGTACATTATTCAACTTCTCCTCACCGTTAGAGTGCCCGAAGCATGATAACAGCGTCTCGTTCTGAAAAGTATTCTTGAGAATACAAGCAATCGACGGAGGAAGGGATAAACTTGTCTTTCTTGTCGTACGGGACAGGCCACCAGTACATCCCTACCTTCGTCTTGCAAGGAAAGATGTCTGCTGATTGAACTCTGGGCTTTTTAACTTTGGTGTGTTTCTTCATTGTTTGTCTCAAATTAAACTTTTTTGAATAGCGTCGTACCGAATTTTCAACTTGTCAATAGCACCGATCTCGCTAAGCTCGCTCATTGAGTATTCGACGCCGTTCGGCTCCTCAGACCCTCTTAAATTGGAGGGTGTCACAGTACACTCCTTGGGAGACTTTCTGAGCCTGTAGTCAATAGCTACAGAGGAGAAAAACGCTCGACTGAGGGGGAGTTCCGGTATACTCACAGAACTATGGAAGTATGCCCAAGTGTACAAGTGAGCAATTTGAAACACTACAGCAAACTGCTCTGCGTATCTTTCAGGCGTCATGAAGTGCAGTTCGTCATGAATACTGATGATGAAACGGTAGGGAATCTTGAATTCTTCCGCCAACCACGCGACTGCAGTTAGCGTGATGGAAAGAATCTCAGCACCTGAGGCTTGGATAGTCCAGTTTGTTCGGCCCGTCTTAAAGTCGTTTCCGACCGCAGCAGGGCGCATCGCCGTTGAAATCTTGGTCCCCAAGCACGGGAGCTGAGGAACTTTCGTTTTCATGGAAATTTGTTCCATCAGGTTGAAGGCACCTGAGTCAGAGCCTCCCTCATAAGTCCCATTTGACAACACTCCTTTCTTCGAAGACAAAGCTTTTAGGGCAAATTCTTTGACTTCTCGCTCTTTCTTTTCAGGGAAAGTTCTACGAATCGGAGTGCTGAGGGCTCTTACACTTCCCCCGTACAGGGTTGCGAAGCCAACGATCTTACTCAGATCCCGAGCTTTCTTTAGCAATTTGTCTTTCTTGTCGTCAATGGGACAAAGCCAATAATTACTTAATTTTACGCAACCAGGGGTTGTCATGGGCTCAGTCTCAAATTTGTAGCATACGCCCAGTTTTCTATCCCAGACAAGACCCTTGTACAACTCAGGGAGAATAGCTCTAGCCAAAGCGGTATGCGGGTCTGTTCCGTTTTCTTTCGAACCGGATAAGACGTTATAACCCATCGGTGAGCAGCCGACGAAGCCTCCCTCCCATTTATCGCTGTAGATGGAAGCAATTTGAAGTTCTTGGCCATCGTAGTCAGCGCTTACGATTTTCCACCCTTCTGGTGCCTGCACCCTAGTTTTCAGTTCAGTTCCAATGCGCCAGTCCTTCGTAGAGCACATGGTTGCCATGAGACTCTCAACCGTTCTCCGTGTAACAGTGCCGTGGCACAGAATTTCGGGTAGAGTCACAAGGGTGTCCGTACCGTAGGGGTTCTTGACATCAAGGAAAATCCTATCCATCACACGCTTACGAACGGATGTCCAGTATGAGATTGAGTTGGAAATGTCAAGTGCTCTTTTAGCTTCGGGTAAATCACTACTCAGTCTGCCTGTTTCCATGTCTTGAACGAAGTCTTTTGACAGGACACCTCCGCAGTTATCCCCGTTACCTTTCGGGTGAGGAATTTTTGTAAGTTTGTGATTCTCGTCGTAATAGCACCACCCGTCTTCCTTGGTGAGAACCATGTGGGACCCTTCGTACTTAAGCCTCAATAGCAAGTGGGCCAGTTGAGATTTAACCCCAATATGTTGCTCAGGGTCCTTGATAAATGGGCGCATCCAAGTTGGGATCCAGGCGTACTTTCCTTTACGACTTTCGATCTCCCAGTTAAGTTGGGACACCCAAGGGTCAAGCTTCACCCAGGCCGTAGCTTGCCTCAACCCTTCCTCAGGATCTTCCTCACTTTCGAAGATTCCTTTCCACTCTTCATAGGTCTTCCAAACAAGTTTTCTACACAACTCAGTCATTTCCTGGCTATGCTCGTGAAAAACTTTCTCAGTATTACGGATCCATTCAGCCCAGTCATCCACCAGAGGGACAACGGAACCGTTTAAGTGGTAATGTCCGCAGAGACCTACCATAGAAGGGGTACTGTCAAGGTACTTAGGCCACAGAGCTTGGAAAAGTTCTGCCGTGTAAAAAGCATCTCTTACGGCATACTCAACTGCTTTTTCAAGAGCAGCAGTAATTTGAGAAATGTGCGTAGCGTCTACGAAAATGTCTCGAACTTTCTTGTCTCCTTGATTTAGAGGGCGAACCGTTTCATCCCCGAAGTACTTTCTAACTTCGTAAACGTGAAAGTTGTAGCATTGAACAAGACTGTTCGTGGAACCCTCGTCGAGCCACTTCGGGGCATACCTTAACTTTCTCTTTTCTTCCTCTGTCAAGTTGTCAGGGTCTTTAGCTGCAAGTAGGTACAACCACCGCTGTCCAGAGGCCAGTCCGGAAACTCCGATATGCGCCGATAAAGTATCAAAGTAGAAGTTTTCAGGCTTGATTCGGTCGAGCGAGTAACCTTCCCGTGATCGAACACGGTCGTAGCTGATATTGTGACCCGCTACAAATCTGTTCTCTCCGATGGGGATAAGGTCTCGTTGGTCCCACTGCTCTTCCGGCAGGGTAGGGTCAATGAGTTCGGACGCTAGCCAAATATAAGTTGCTCTTTCGCTAAGGGCAGTGCCGATGATGGGGAATGCCCCTGCTTTCACGAAGGTCTCTGTGTCAAATGTGAAGGCTTCTTCTGTGGGGAATGGCACAGACTCTCTCAGAAACTTGCCTTCTTCTTCAAGCCACTCGTAGCGTGTCCAACCCGGTTGATAGACGAACTCTGAAGGAGGGGGTAGTTGTGGAAGTTTACACTTAGAAAGGTTATCTCCGTGCTCTTTATACACACCTACTTGCTCTGTTGCAATTCTTTCAAAGTGCTCATGCAAAGAATAACCCTTCAAACTAGGTAGTGGCAGTGGGCCATCATACAAGTTGTCAGGGTGATCTACCGGGACTGAGATCTCGAATTGCTTGAGAAGACGCTCGGCCTTTCGGCGAGCTGAGGTATCCATGGGCGCCATCTTTTCACCGCCAAACACCTTCTCGTGCAGGGTGCTTGAAAGGACGGGATATCCGAGTTCGCTGGTTCTCATGTCGTTTAATTGTTCCGGTTTAATTTAGCTTGGTTTAGGGCGTGGTAAACTCAGGTCTTTTTATGGGGGTGAATGAACCTACCCTGAACCCCTGTTATCGAGTTCTGGTGAGCCGAACTTAAACATCTTCAAGTCAAAAGCCCTGACCCCACTACTATTGTAAACTTCATCTTTATGCGCTCTGTAGATCTCGTAAGCGTCGAACACGGGGGAAAAGTGAATCGGTCTTTCTCCTGGCTCGTCTCGCCACATTAGAATCTCTACAAGGGATAAAGGGACATCGGAGTCCCACTCTTCGTCTCTCTCACCATAAAGTAAGGGGAGAGCGTCGTTCCTCCACCAGTCCGTAACTTGGTAGATGTACTGCTCCCACGCTTCCGGGTCTGTAACATGGGTTTCACAGTTTTCTCTCAGGTAAGCAACATATTCTTTACCCCGGTTGATAACCATTTGAGAAGACTCGGGTAATTTTTGGATGAAGTAAGCAGGGTCTTCGGAAGAAACAACCCTTTCGATTATGGCAGGGAACAGAAAAGCGTAACTCATGAGGCGAAAGTCATCTGCGCCTTCGCACATGTGTCGAAGTAGACACTCAAAGACGGCTAGAGTGGAAGCTATACTAAGCTCTGTTGGATCTTCCTGAGAGTCCACAACGGGGTTAACTTCTTTAAAATGCTTCCTAAGTTTCGAAAGTTCGAGTTCGAGTCGGCGCACTTCCCGTCCTTTTTCTCGTTCTAGTTTGGCTTTATAGATTTCGGTTTGAGTGAGCAATTTGTCGAATTTGGACTCAATCTTTTCAACTTCGGAACCAAGTTGCTCAACGCTAATTTTCAGGTTTGATAGTTTTTTCTTGAGTGAAGAGACCGAGGATCTCATGCTATCGGTCGCAAACACTATATTATCTAGCATGGTTGTTTTCGCTTTAAAGGGGTCGAACTTCGGCTTCTAAGTGATCAGTGTCAGGGTCTACTATCGTTATAGTAAACGCATATTTTTTGTTCGGGTCTGAGCGAAGGTGGAAACTTCCGGAAAAACCGTCTTTAGAACTCAGAAACCCGTTACCGGGGGTTGGAGGGTGCTCAAAAGCGATATCATCTTTGAGTTCAGGGTGGGATTCCTCGATCGCGCAAATAAGTCGATTATTAACTGCTGAAGCAGTAGCCATTTCGAACTCCGATGTGATTTGAGATTCGTAACCTTCTTCAGTTGCCTCTACTTTCATTGAAGACCCGGTATCGAAGTATATGTTAAACACCCTTCCTTCGTCTTCAACTTCAAAGCAAACTTCTTCAGCTAAGAATTGACATTCCTCATCGGGTAATTCATTGACCTCTGCTTCTAACAAATCGTAAAAAACATCTCTTAAGACGTCCGAATCGAAAACTCCTCCCAGATAGTTTGAGATGGCAAGAAACAGTCGAGGGTTAGCTAGTAACCGAGGGACAGGGTAGACTACAGACATGGCTCTTATCAACTAATTAGAGTTTAGCTGGGGATGCTTTTAGTAAAGCCTCACAACCATTTTACCCGGTTTCCTGTCTCTAGGCTAGTTTCACCTCCGAGATGTTGGCGACCTTGACACCTTTGCCACCGGGCTTACCCGCTTTAACATTTAAGTTAAGCTTCACTGCTTTCTTTCGCGTGGACACCCAGTTCACAGTGTAGTCGCCTTCTCCGAAATGTCTCAGTGTTGCGCCTTCGGGCAACCACCTCTTGCCTTTACTTGTTGCTCTGCAAAGGTCTTCGCCGTTAATAGTCAGAGCCTTGAGTTGCCCCTCAAGTTCAAATACAACCAGGTATTTCCGCTTGGAGACGTCGGCCTCTCGCTTAGCTAAGGAGACGGCAGAGTAAGAAGTTGAGATGGTTCCCTTAAAGTTTGCCGGAACTTTCTTGAGCATTCCGTCTTCAGTCATGAGGATGACTTTCTCTTTGGCATCAACAACGAGGGCACCCCGAGGACCCTTCGCTTGCTCAACCATGCCCTTCTTGGCGTCAACCTTGAGGAAGCGGGGCTTCGGAGCGGCTGCAGGGCGCTTCGCCCTTTCGCCTGGGCTACGGGCCACCTCTCCCACCGGGGGCTCCACGAGGGGGCTCCTGCGAGCCTCTCCGTGTCGTTTCCCGAGCTCACTCAGCTCTTCTAGCATGTAGAATTTGCGAGCGGTGATGCCGCTGGTTTCATCGCTAACCAGCTCGTCAAGCTCGTCGATTCTCGCTTGCAGGGAGTTTCCTTCAAAAGTAAGATCGTTCTGATCCAATCCAGTAAGCTGCCTCAGACGCATCTCTAGGATCGCTTCTGCTTGCTTGTCTGTGAACTTGAAGGGTGTTGCCATCAGAGCAGCTTTCGCCTCGGCTTTGTCCTTCGCTGCTTGGATCTTCTTGATAACCAAGTCCATCTTGTCAATGGCTTTGAGCAATCCTTGGACAATGTGTAAGCGAGCACTCTTCAGGTCAAACTCTCTACTAAACTTCACTTGAAGGCGGTCGAGCCTCCAACTCACCCATTTCTCTACAATTTGAACTGGTGAAAGCTCAACAGGTTTGATACCATCGATCACCAGGGTTTTTGCAGAGAACTTGGTGTCGAGGTCTGTGTATGAGTAGAGTTGGTTACGAAGTTTTTCTGCATCAACCCCTGGTTTAGCAATAATTTGAACGCAGTCTCCTGAAAGGTCGGAGAGGTCATTGACCTCGGCAACACCCTCTATCCTACCCTTTTCCAGCTCATTTTTAATTTGTTCGCCTAGTTTTTCAGGGTTAGTTCCGGGGGGTAAGTGTGTGAAAGAAAGGGTAACGCGATCTTTGGCCCTGCCATCTCTTTTTTGAAGACCCTGTTCTACACGCGCCATGCAACGAATGCTACCCGAACCTGTCCTGGAGTACTGCTCTAGTTGCTCATCTTTAACGATCTGGGTGCCAGTGGGGAAGTCGGGTAGGAGAATTTCCCGAGCTTTGCGAAGATTTTCGGCATACCTTTTTTCTGTGACTGAGTCTTTGCACACCAACTTTGTTGCTTCAACAATAGATCGGAGGTTGTGGGAAGCTATTTTACAGGCGTAGCCTACTCCAATGCCTTCTTGCCCATTGAGCAGAACAGCCGGGATCTTGACATTCAGCTCCACAGGCTCTTGCAAAGAGCCGTCGTAGTTTGGTGTCGTTTCCCAAGTGTCTGAGTCGTCTAAGAGGCAGTCCCAGGCGAAGGGAGATAGTTTGCATTCAGTGTACCTGGAACTCGCGGCTTGGTCTGTCGAGGACCCCCAATTCCCATGCCCATCCACTAAAGGAACCATGTTATTCCAAGGGGCAGCCAAAGTTACAATGGAACTATAACTGCCTCCGTGGGGGCTTAATTTACCCATAACTTCACCCTCAACCCTGGCGCTTTTCATATAGCGTCCCTCGGGCTTTAGATTAAGCCATCGCATAGCTGTCATAATACGCCGCGAAATGGTCTTGCAGCCGTCTGTGTACCGAGGGAATGCCCTACCCACGATTACGCTTAAGGAATAAGCTAGGTAATCCTCCTGGACTTGCTGTGCCAGGTTTACATTAATAGTGTTTGTCATTTCGGGTATTAAAGTTATACGTTAAGTTAAGTTAAGTTGTTTATTTGCCAATACTGGAACAAGTCGTGAGAGGTCCAGCCCCAAGAGTCTTTGCTTAAGAACTTTTCGTACAGGTCTCTAGAGATTTGCCCTTCTTCGTACAATTCAGATAAGCCACTTTCTTGAAGATTTTCGAGAACTTTCTCGGTAGCTTCTCTAACTCTGGTGGGGATCTCACTCATGGGCGAAGTTTTTGTTTCTTGTAAGGGGAATGCCCCGTTTCTAAGACCTCTTCAGCAACCTCCCTCGTAATTTCGTAGTACCTGCCTTCGGTGGATCTATCATTCAAGTATTGCTTTTTCTGTTCGTCAGATAGAAGATCGAATAGCTTGTCTTCGTCAATCTACAATTCGTAACGGTAGTCCCTGTCGAGGAACACCCTCATCCTGTTCCGGTAAAATCGAAACGGGTCGAAGCTTTTGTTTTCCGATGCACAAAGTTCAATCATAAATTTTTCTTCCTTTCTTGAGGTCTTTTTCGTAGTTGCTTTGCAAAGTTAGCCAGAAGTTCTCTGGAATGCCGAACACGTACTCGAGGCGCTCAGCGAGTAGAAGGTCAATTTTGAGATCCCCTGAGTCAAGTTCTAGAACTTCAGGGACGGTCAAGCCGGTTTCCCCGGCAAAGTCGTGAAGAGAAATTCTTCGCTCTTGACGCAGCTCTTCAATCAGGTGTCCCGGTGGTACGGTCCAGTCTCGGTTGTCGTTCATGTTTTTATGGTAGCGTTCCTATGAAGCAAGGGCAAGGCTGTTATCCGTCTGTCCTCGTTCGGATAACCGAACTTGTCTACATCCAATGGGGTAGGGAAAGAGGCATGAAGCCCAGGTAATCTAAACGAAGAAAGGGGTGGTCTTCGTCTAATATATCGTTCTCTATAGTCATTCCTAGTTCTGCTACAGCTTGAAATTCTCCATCCTCTCGCAATACCGTAGCTGTTTTGTCTAGGTCCTCCTCCGAAAGAGAGAGTAGAGACTCCAGGAGTTCTCTGTAAGTTAAGTTCATAGAGAAGGGGGTTCTTTGAAGTTCATGTCGCCAAGGTAGCCCAGAATTTCCGCGTCTCTGCGCTCGTCGGGACCGGAGATTTCAATGGGCTTAAACCCGCTATACTTGCACAAATAGTCGTAAACAAATCGGTCAACTTCTTTAGCTTGATCCTCTGTTTCATAACGGCCACGCGGGTCGAAGGGCTTGTTGCGCTTCAGGAAAAAGTTCTTGTAAGTGACACCTTGTTCTTCTGCGTGTGCCATGAAAGCTTGCGCAGCGTTGCTTACGTAGGAATCTTTACCATTGGAACGAAACTCTTGGTAAATACCTGCGAGTAAGATTGGGCTGTCGGTTACAATGTAGTCCACTTTACCGTAGAGCATGCTTTCGTATGCACTCTGCTTACCAAGTAAGTAAAGTTGGTCACACTCTCGAACCTTACGGTCATTCCAAGCCCAGTACTTCACGTATTCTCTTACAAGTTCAACGTGAATCCCGGTCAGTTTCATTCGGGAGAAGAGTAAAGCGGCGGTGGTCGACTTTCCACAACCTGAGCCACCGAAAAGATTAATTACCGTCGTCATCGTACCAGTCCTTGTTTTTGTCTAAACCGAGTTCTTTTGAGAGTTTGCGAGAGTTTTTGTCTGCGTTTTCACTGATTCTCCTCCTCACCCAGAAGTGATCTGGGTTCTGAGTTAAGTAATATTTGAGTCCCAGCACGGAAGAACGTAGCCGCTCGGATAGTAGAAAAAGGTATGTAATGACATTAAAGTCTCGCGAAACAGCATAAGTGAAGACCGCGATTAATGTCACCCATGCCAGAGTAGAAGGGGTCAATTTAAGAGTGAGACGCTACAGCCAGTTTAGCCGATGCCTTAGACGGTAAGCGTCTCTCGACTAAGGGAGAGTGTGCTCGCAGTCGGGGCATTTCCAACCGGTTACTGCGCCGTCGTTGAGGATACCAAGTAAGCGTGAGTGGAAGGCACCAGGTTCACAAGTTTCCGGCAAAAGCACTTCGGCTGCTACTAAATTTGTACCGCAGTCAGGGCAGTTCCGGAGACGGAGGATTTCAGGGTAACTCATTTGAACCAAGTGATAAAAAGAGGGGTTAAACCCCCTCAAACGTCAAGGTCTACGTGATCAAGTTCACCCAGAGCTATAAATTCTACTCCTTGGTGAACTGTATGCGCACTTAGATGCCAGTGGCCATGAATCCAGAGGTCCGGTTTGTGAATTTCGAGCATATCATCGAAACATCTTCGAGTTACAGACGGGATATCATACTTGTGCATGCTCCTTGCCTGGTAAACTCGAGAAATCACGGAGTCCGGGCACTCATGTGTGACGACGATTTTCGGTTTTATCAACTCATAAGCATCCATTATATTGGACAATTCACCATAGGACAACTCCTCATCATGCCACCAATCGTAGTTTTCGGTCCGTCGATCTTTGTCAATCGAGAAAGCCCCACCAACACAAAAGATGTCATCGCGACCGAACACCGAACCACCATCTTTCACCCAAAAAGGGTGCCTCTTACAAACACCAGGGTTGTCGTGGTTACCCCGAATGAAGAAGTGTTCTCCCTTGGACATGTGATCATAAGGGGGATTGCTGTAAGGCTTTTCGGTTATTGGGTTGAAGAAGCCCACACCGAAATCTCCAACTTGAAGAGAGCGGTCGCAGTCTTTGATTAGTTTCTTATATCTGTCCCACTTTGCGTGAACATCACCGATGAATCTGATTTGCATTTGGTTTTTTAGCGATTTTGTTAAAATCCCCAACGATACGCTCAGCTTGTGCGGGGCTGTCTACTTCACAGAGAACAATGTAGATACCCGCGAATAGGTACCTGGCTATCCCTGAGCCTTGGGTAGTATAGGTTGCTGTGCCGACTGTGAGTAAGCGGTGAAGAATAGGGCTAAGAATGGGGATTTGTGGTACTATCATAGTTTTTGTAGGTGGGAAGGGTAGTGGCAGGCAGCCAATGAGTTACGGGGTAGGCTCTGGTGCTGAGTGGCCCCAGCGGGCGAGAACTTCCTCAATGGCGTTCTCAAAGCCGACTTGAGGGCCTTCTCCCATGTGGCGCCAGAACAGGTCAGCTACATCACTCTCGCTCGGCCCCCGAACCTCTTCAGCCGCCAAAGCGGCACGGGCGAGGTCGGCCACTGGATGAGTCAATCTGTGGTCATCCATCATGCATGGGTGGTTGTAATCTAGTTCGTCAGCCATTAAGGAGCACAGAGCGCGAAAGTCAGTGGGGGTTGTCTTTTCCATACAAATACTATAGCGCCTTTGCCCGCAAAGGCCAAGGGGAGAACCGAACCGGGTGGGGCGGTTTACCGCCCCTCTCGGCTTGTCTCCTATTTCGTCTCAGTCTCTTTCAAGGAGGCCCAGGCGCGATCGAGCAGATCCTGCTCCGGATCCTCTCCAGGCCAGCCGCACTCGTCATCTTTTCTGCCTTGCAAGTAGGAAGCAAGCTCAGCGCACAGAGCGCGAAAGTCAGTGGGGGTTGTCTTTTCCATACAAATACTATAGCGCCTTTGCCCGCAAAGGCCAAGGGGAGAACCGAACCGGGTGGGGCGGTTTACCGCCCCTCTCGGCTCTCTCAGAATATACAAGTTGAGGGACAGATACAGTGTACAGAGAGTGAAAGTCAGGAGGAGTCTTCCTTCCTCCTGCCTTGGTTAAACAGGCTCGTAGGATACGACAGTTTTTTCTTTCATCTTGAAGAAGACATAAGAGTTACCACAATCTGACCAAGACATTTCTTCACTGAAAACATCACAAACTCCCCGGATGCCAAGTAGACCACCCTGCACCTGAATAACAGAAGTTGAAAGGGCATACCATCTGTGCCTATCGTAGTCCAGGTTATCCTCCAAAATGGTGAACCCATCACTGAAGTACTCTTCATAGAGATCATCTGGTAAGTCATCCTCCCAACAACCCGCTTGGCTAAGGTTTAGAGATTGGAGTTTGTCAAGCATTTCGTCAAATTTGTTCATTTTAGGTTGGGTTTGGTTCGGATTGAGGTAATTTTCAAGGTTGTCTCCAGAAGCTTGTAGTCATCTAGGGTTACCCCAAAATATTCAAATCGGGGTACAAGGTCAAGAGTTCCTCTTTCGAGAGAACGTCGTACTCATCTTCTGGTTGCCAGATAATCTCAAGGGCGACCAAGTCTTCAGCAGAAATTGATCCCAGGGCCAGCAGATTTGACTTCAAGTTTTCTTGTGAGTCGGATGGCTTCAGGTTCAGATTCTCATTGGTAGCCACCAGGACATTTACAAGGATGTATTCGTTGTCCTGGGTTTTTTCGTGAGCTTTCTCCTTACTCTTTGAGAGAAGACGACCGTCAACATTCGACAAAGTTTCGTCAGACGCTCGGGAACGGTCTTCCATCGAGAACTTATTAAAGAGGCTCTCTGCGCCACCAGGGGAAACTGTGTGGCTGTCACTCCAAGCGTACACGACTTTGTCGGGGTGCCGGAGAAGAGCAAGAGTTGTCTCTTGAAGGATTTTAGCAAGGCCGTAGGAACTACCAGTATTCCCTCGTTCAGCCATCCGAATCAGGTCGGATTGAATGTCTTTAGCTGAAGCGAGAAGGGCCACTCTTTGCCGCACTACTGTTAGTTTCTTTAACTTTTCTTTTTGGGTGTTTAACCAAGGACCTACGAAATCTTCCCAGCCCCCGCACAAAAGAATGACTGCAATAGCAAACACACCCATGGAAATAAGGAGTGTAAAAAAGAATGCGGGATTGGCAGGCTGTTGACTGACTGCGGTCACCTGTGAAGGCGAGGAGTATGGGATAACCGGAGCAACATTTGGAGTCAAGTCTGGCACAATGATAATGTTCGTGCTAGACCGACTTGGGGGGTTGTAAGAAGGTGCCGAATAGCTATAGCTCGGAGAGGGGTTCCGGCGGCTGTAGCTTGGGGAGCTTGGACGGCTGTAGCCAGATGAGCTTGGGCGGCTAGGGCGGCTATAGGAGGGGGAGCTGCGAAAGCTACTGCCGCCAATGCGACCGGCCGAAGCGGCGTACGCAGGGGACGCTGTTAGCAGCATTGCTGCAGCGAGCGTGAAAAGTGTCGCCTTTGTGAGTTTCATGTTCATATACTAATGATAGCGTTTCTGCGGGGTTAGAAACAAGGGTGGAAGCCGAACGGTTAGGGACGGTAAACCGTCCCCTTGTCTCTCACTGTCTTCTAAAACAGGGCACAGAGCTGAAACTTTCATGTGACCTTATACAGGGGGTCCAAAACCGCTTGAGAAAATGGAATAAAATTGTGCGGTTGTTTCTCAGTTTTTGTAACTTTTTGGCGGGCTTAGTTCCCTGATTGTTTACATGGTTCTTAGAGACGAGAGTAGCAGTAGCTTCACCAAATGTGTTCCGAATGCGACTAAGTTGAATGAGGGCTTGGTGCAGGGTTGGGGATTTCGGGTCCTCAACAGTGCCCTCTTTGGGTTGTACTTTAGGTGTCTTTTGGATTGCTCTGTTTATAGAGAATGCCGCAATGGTTAGTAGTATAAATGTTGGCAGAAAGATAATCATTATGTTAGTTTCAATGCTTGTACCGGGTTGGCAGTGGTGCGAACCTTATAAATTCGGCTCCCGTCTTCACACACTGTGAAATAGCATGACCCCGCTCCGAGGTCCTAAAGTAACATTTTGGATGGAGGTCATATTAGGAAACCACTCTTCTTTGTTGCATGCATAATTCACCTCTTCACCATCGACTGAAAGTTTTTTGCGACCGAAGCGATAAACCTCTACCAGCCCTTCATTGAAGACGTAGCTGTAGTCAGTAGTTAGGCTGTCATCCCATGGCCAAGGCCACCCTTCGCTCGGGTCGGTGAAGTCTTGGCGGTCATTCGCAATGTCTTGAACGGCTGCTCGGAAGTCTTCGGGAGTTTCGGCTTCAGTTAGTGGAAAATTCCCTTCTTCCCACTCATAACCATCCCATGCAATTGATCCAAGCCATTCCCCATGGTCTCCGTTTCTAACGTAAAAGTCTGCTCGTGTTCCCATTTTATGTTGTACAGTGTGGGTGTAAGGTTAAGAAAGGAGCTTGTTTGAAATTTCCGTCCCGAGGTTTAAGATAGGAATTTGCATTTTTTGCTCGATGGCTTTTGACAAAGCGCTCAGTAGGCCATCTTTCAATACAGCATCGATTGTAGTGGTTACCTGCTCGGAATTATCCTGAAGCCAAGCAGTGATCGCTTTTTCCACCATGGGTTGTACTTGTTCAGTTACAAGTTCCTGGAATAAAGATGGTTTCTTTTTATCGCGATCATAATAACTCGAAGATAGGACAATTCGTTCTTCGAAAAATGACTTTTCAATGGTTCTTTCTAGGAGTTCTTTCAAGTCGTCTTCTGAGAGAAATTCCCCCATTGATTCACGGATGCGTTCAAACATTCGCTGTTGAAAAGTGTCTGCTTTTGTAAGTTCTGTCATTGTGGGTTTGGGGTGAGAAGGGTGGGGTGTAGTCAGAGGTTGGAATCAAGTTCTGTTGCGATGTCCATGAGTTTACTTCGTGTGGTATGACGCTGGAGACTTTGCGCTATTTCTGTCAGATTAAATTCGCCGGTAGCGTCAACATAAAATCATTCGGCCTGGAATGCTCCCTCCCATAGGAGTTCCTATGGCCACCCGGTAGTGAATGCAGGATGAACAAGGTGACATTAAATGGAGCCCTCCAACTCGGTGGCAATGGCAAGGAGTTCGCGTCGAGTTTCGTACCTGGCCGACCACTTTGCGGCACCTATATCACGAGGTAAGCAGTCGTTTGCAACTGAAATACGTAGATCAATATCAAGCACCACCAAGTCTGCCAGGGCGCGGATAGCGGCGGCAATTTGAACGTTCCTCGCGGGGGAGACTGGCGCATTCCAAAACTCTTGCAAAACCGCCTGCGAGGCAAGGGAGAGGTTGTCCGTTGGTTTGGGGGTTGGTTTGTTCATTTTCCTAAAGGTTTAACAAATAGCTCGTGAAGCATTACATCATCATTAATCACTTGGCCCGGTTCTACCCAGTTTTCACCATTTGAGGTGTGGTAGTCTTTGTCTTCCAGATGTGGTTTCATTACTAGGTCGATAGCACAAGGAAATCCACCAGAGCAACCATCGATGGCGCTCAAGATGGAAAATACGACACCGCCACACATTTCTCTCGGGGTTATGTCCCCTAGTTGGGACCAATAGGACGCTATCGATTGCAGTTGATCCAGAAACATCTGGCGCATTTCTTCTTTTGTGTATGGTTCAGTCATTAGCGCTTCGGGAATTTTAACGGTTTCAGAAAATAATAGCCCCCCCAGTTCGGATGGCCAACAGAATTTCGCGAGGTTCAGATTCAATCATTGGGGGTCGTGCATACTACTAACAATTAGGTTAGCAATTTCATCTTTGGTAAGATGTGGAGGGCTCAAACGGATCATTTCAACCGCAAGGGACATCCCCTCATCCATAGCCTCCAAAACTTGTTGCTTGATTAGCGCTGTCACAAGTTGCGTTTGCTCCGGGGTGAACCCAGGTACGGATGCCCAGTCTGTGGACGGGTCCGTTGATTCAAGCAATTGAAGCAATTTTAAGGTTCTTTCTGTGTCAGTCATTGTTTCTAGGATTGTAAATAAATAATAAGTTTAACCATTAGGCGGTTATTGCTCATGATTCGTCCAAAATGTCAAGTTCGTAAATGCCAACAACTATCATTTTCTCCCCGTGATCGTTTGAGGCTAAGTCGGAGATTTTGTCGATTGTTCTCCTAGTTAACTTCTTCACTTTGGCACAACGTGAGGCGGTTACCACTTTGTTTGACCCTTGAAGAGTGAACATAAAATCCCTCCAAGGTTCCGTAGGAACAGGTACATTTGCCAGTAACTCATCGTCCTGTGCTGCCATTTTTTCGGTGTAAACCACGGGATCTCCATCGGGGGTTTCCATGACATGAATCAGCTTCAAAAGTTGCTCTTTTGTGAAGGTTCCGTCCAATTGAATTTCACCTCTTAGTTGATCGGCACCATGGCCCTCCATGGCACATGCCAGCTCTAAAAGTTGCTCCCTAGTGAAACAACCATACAACTCAAGGGTTTTACCATCACCATTCGGGTAGATATAATTAGCGTTATGCTCTGGGCGATCTTTGATTTTGTTAAGTTCGATCATTTTGCTTTTGGGTTAAATAGCGAGGCAATCACATTGATGCAGTCTGGGCAGGGAACAAGGAGACCTTCGTTCCTGACAGTATAAGCAGCGTGGTCAATGTCCACGAAAGGAAGGTCAAAGTTACTCAAGGGATGGCCGCACCATGACTGCTTTGAGAGAGCCTCGTGAGTGTGCTGTATGCAGCGGATGTATTCAGGTCGTTTCGGGGCCATTTGTTTTGACTTCGTTGTTTATTTCGTTGCTGGCTAACTGCTTGGATTGCACCCGGTCGTAGCGTTTGCGGGCCCAGTGGGGGCAGGTACGTCCCCAATCTGACTTAGTAGACCAGTCTAACTTTTCGCACAGTCCCGTTGAATTTTGGTTTTTGTACTTTACGAAGTAAACGCAGGATCCGCAACTTTTGCTCATTGCCTTAGGGGTTTAGATGGGTGGGGTGTTGGGTTCGGTAGCACCGACAATGCCCGTGTATACCCGGAGAAAATGTTGTAATCATTGCCTGTAAAGTTCAGACATAATCAATGGGCGGACAGTATTGTAGTGGTCATTCTGGATCAGGAAACGTAACATTTCCTCTTCTAAACCCTTAGTTACATCCTCAGCAATAAACGCTGCAAGTTTCTTTACGGCTTCAACTGCCGAAGCTCCATTATTTGCTTGAACCTCAGATGTGGAAAAAGTAACATCACGAGTAGTTTCTTTTCCGTTTAATTTCCACCTCGCCCGCAGTGTGCAGTTATTGATGATAACTGAGGTGTTGTGCCAATGGTCTACAGCCACAGACAGGGAATTTTCCGGTGCGACTAAGTCTTTTGTGTATAGGGACAGGTAGTAATCAGAAAGCTCTTGCCACTCGGTAAGTTGTTGTAGCGGGGTTTTGTCAGTCATTGTTTAATGGGTGTGGAATTTTGTCGTATGGTATCCAATGAGTGATGTCGTTGCAGTGGTCGAGGTATTCTAGGAGTTGATGCGGTTGAAAGTCTTGGCGGGTTGGGGGTTGGGTCCGGGCATAGCCTGCGGCGCCCGTCCCTGGTCGG